ACAATAGCCGCTCTTGAACGTCAACGAACGCGGTAAGAGTTTCGTGGCCGAGCGGTATCACGCCGCGGGGAACGTTGCTGGCGCGCGTGGCTAGTTCGCGTTTGTTGAGGCGGGCGGAATCGGTCTGCGAAACGATTGGTTCGTTTTGGAACTCTGACGCGAAGGCCGCATCCCCGCGATCGATGCGCAGGTTGTAGGCGTGTTGGAGCGCCGTCAGTTCGTCCGCATTCTTTCGCGCCGGCCAAGCAACTTCCGCGCCCGCGTCCATTTCCGCCTGACGGTCGCGGTAGAACTGATCGGCCGCGGCCGTCCCCTCGCCCGCGCGCTGGCCGTCGCGCCGCAGTTCCGCGTACTGCGCCCACAACTCATCGCGATCCGGCCAGCGGTAGACGAGTTTAAGGCGCTTGCCCTGCCACGCTGGATGCTTTTGGCGATCAAGGAGCCTATCGGCTAGGTCATCCGTTTTCACTACGGTAACGGTGCATAGGCCGGCTATCTTCGTTCCGGGGCCGGCAAGGCCAAGGATTGCCCCCTTTAGGACGGCTTCGCGCGTGGCAACTTGCGAAGGGCTGGCGGCGCTTTCGTCTGTCTGCGGATCGTCAATGAGCACAAGCGACGGCCGCGCCTTGCGGCCGTCGCAAGCCCGTTTCGCGCTCATGCCGCGGATGCGGCCGGTGATGCCGGCAACCTTGATGATGCCGCCGCTCGCGCGTGATCCTTCGATGGCGGGAAACTGCACTTCGTTTGAAGTCCAGACGATAGAAGTTGATTTGCCTTGATAGAGTTGCCCGCTAGCCCGCTGATGGATTTTCTCTAACTTGGCAATGGGGTAGATGGCTTCGGGGAAATCCTCTAGCAAAGATTCGTTGGTTTCGCATTCAATCTTCACGCTATCCAGCATCGTCCGCGCGTGTTCCTCATCGGCGCCCACGATACAAACGAAATCGCGATGCCCGTAGAGAAGCGCCCATAGCGCGGCCGTTTCGGCCAGCGACGTTTTCCCCGAGCCGCGCGGCATGGCATACGCGAATAGGTCGCCTCGCAATACGGATGATTCGATGGCGGCAATGACCTCCAAGTGATCCGCAGACCACTCTAGGGAAAACGTCTGCGGAAAATACTCATCACAAAAGGCGCGGAAGGATGCCGCGGCGCGAGCCTTGCGGTCGCGGTCGGCCACGGCGGGCAGTTCGCCAATCTCGCGACCAGCGGCCGATAGCGATTGAATGCGGGCGGCGGCTGCCGCCTTGTGGCGTTCGTAGGCTGCGGCCTTCGATGCCGCCGCGGCATCCGCCACCGCGGCCGGGGCGGCCTTGGCTGCCGGCTTCGCCGGCATCTTACGCGGCGGCTTCGCGGAAGTCTGCGCCGGCGGCTTGGGAGGTTTTGGTTTTTGCGCCATGCTCAATCCGCGGGCATCGCCGCGCGCGTTCGTTTGGTCAGCCGGCCGCGCGCGGGCCGCGCGTCGAGGGGCGCGCGTTCGCTGTTCGCGAACTGAAAACGCGGAGGCGGCTGCGGCTTTCGGAAAGGGGGCTGGCAAACAAAGTTTTTTTGTTTTTGCGTAGGCTCGCGTGGCCCCGCCCCGCGGCCAAATGGCCGGTAGTACCTTCGACCCCCCCACCCCCCCTAGGGGGGTGTTGCAAAATGCTACAGTGCGTTTCGCTGCTGAAATATAGGGCTTTTTGATCGCGACAGTGCGAAAGTGCCATAAAACAAGAGGTTTTTGCATCATGCCGATTCGGCACGCTCTGACCATGCCATATTGTCATATGGTAATAGTCCCTTGTTTTACAGTACGAAACGCATGACACGCGCGAAAGCCCCTTATTTCCTAGTGGCAATATGCGTGCTCACGATTTGGGCAACGTCTGCTAACGAATCAATCTCTAGGATTGCTACCCATTTGCGCCCATTGCGACGGTGGCAGACGATCGCGGGAACGCCTTCCGGGGCATCCTTGCAGGCTTGGTCTAGGGCCGCGTATAGGTTTAGCGCCTCGCACCGTTTGACCTCGACGTGTAACGGTAGGTCTATGCGAACGTCTGGCGAATCGTTCCCGCCTTGGAACTGCACCCCACGCCTCGCGCCGGTATCGCCGCCTAGGGCAGCATCTAGCGCGGCCGCGCATTCGCGTTCACCGCGCTTGCCTTTCTCGCGTTGCATCCTGCCCATAGCATCCCCCTAGGTTCGCGTGAATGATTCCGTTTCAGCCTCGCGCCCGTCGCGCTGTTCGGTTTCACGTTCGTGGGCAATCACCAGTAGCGTGAGCAATGCCCAACATAGAAACACGATAGCCGGCACAAGGATGGCGGCAGCAATATCTAACGGCTGAAAACGATACTTCATTGGCTTTAGTTCGCGGCGCCAAGGATCGGAGTCGTAACGAACTGCGCCAAATCCTATCGGCGTTGCCAACGCCGAAACGTTTTGGCTTCCATCGCCACGCGGGCAGCCTCCGCAATCTTCTCGCGTTGCTCCGCAACTGTTCGCCGCAGCGATTCGATTTCGCGTTTCGCCATAAGCAAAAGCGTTGCGTGTTGAGGTTCGTACATTTTCGACGCCTCCGCGGCCGATTGCAGTTCGTCGCATAAGTTTGCGCCTCGCATGGATTGCACCAATCACAAAAACCAACCCGCAGAAAATCACCAGCGCCGCGGCATCGCTCACCGCATCGATTCCAGCCGCGCGACCTCGCGGGCCGCGTACCACCCCGCTTTGCGAATGTCGAGGATGGCGGCATCCCGCGCGGCCTGCCCGTCTGAAACCTTATGGCCTTGCCGCCAGCAATATTTCACCACGTTGGCTAAGTTGGCCGGCAACCATTCGACAACTTGGATAGCCTCAATCGCGCGTCCACATAGGCAACGCGCTGGCAGCGCCGCGTAGTGCGGCGGATGGTTGACGGGATCGGCTGATTTCGGCGCCCGCCCACTCGCCGCCTTCGCGTTTGTATCCGCGCGCGAAACGTCTAGGCGCCCGTCATCCTCCGCGTCGGATAGCGGCGGTTGTGGCAACTCGCCCGCGGAGGGTTCCGTTTTCGTTTCAGCGGCCACGGCCGCAGCGTCGAGGCTCGCGTTTACGTCGCGGAGCGCTATCGCCATTTTGTGGAGCGTGTCGTTTTGCGAAGTCAGGCGCGTGATCTCGCGCATGGACGCGGCCAGCACTGACCGCAGCGATTCGATTTCCGCCGCGGCGGCATCCATCAAATCCGATGCCGGCTCCGCGTTTACCGCGTGAGTCCAACGGCGAAGCCGGGAAACGATATCGGTTTCATTTGTCATCGGCTGGCCTTTCATATTGCTAGACGTTCGTTTTTCGTTGTTTTCGGTGTATGTTCGCGGCTTATGTCGCTGGCGGCGACATCCGTTCCAGCATGGCATGAAGCGTCTTGCCGTGCTTCGCGTCTGCCTCTCTCGGAGAGCCATGAAACGTGGCGAAGTACGCCACAGCCTCACGCTCCGCGTCGGTGAGCGCAGTTCCCTTTCGCAGTCGTTTGAGTTCGTCGTTTTTTACAAGTGTGAAGTCCGACCAAGTTGACGTTTTGATGATCCTGCCGACCTGATCTGCATCTACTAGCCGCGTCACAGTCACGGTCGGCTCCCTGTGAACATTGACATCGATTCGAATGCTCTGCGTCAGCGCCGGGTCGGCTCCAATCATTTCGGCGAGCCTGCTGGTTAGTTCCATGGATGCAGGAGACGGCTCGTTGGTGTTGCTCATTTCGTCCGTTCCAGTAGGGAGCGGAGCGTGGCGGCGAGGCGGCTGTGATCTGCGGTCATCGCCCACTCGTAACACTCGTAAAACGCCTCGCGCTCCTCGTCGGTGAGCGTGGCATCCATCGTCACAGTCACATTCCCTCCGCTCACCGACAGCGTTGCGTCCTGATCCGCAAGGCGGCGGATGGCCTCGCTTAACCGCTCACACTCATCGGCAAGCCGCGCGATCAAGCAAGAACTATGCGATCGGTGGCAACCATCGAAATGGGTTTTCTCGCGCCAGCCCCAAACCGCATACACCGCCAGCCACTCGCGGGCATCGGCCACGATATCGGCGCCCGGCTGCGTGTCATTCGTCATCGGCTGCGGCCCTCCACGCTTCTTTCGAATCAAACAAATGCGGAGCGGCATCGCCGGCCGCGCTTAACTCAACCACTCCGGGGTAATGCCGCAGCACTGCGCGGGCTTCCTCGCGCACCTCTCGCGGGCTGCGAAGCCCGCCGGGCGCGATCAGCCGGCAGAGCAAGCGCCGGGCGCGAATCACCGCGCGTGTTCGTTCGTTGGGTAGCGTCATGCGCTTCGGATTTGCTCCGCGAGTTTCCGCTTCGTCAGTTCAAACGCCGCGCGGTCTGCGCCCTCCCATTCTCGCGGTGGCGGCTTGTCATCCGGCCGCCCTATGGCGGCGCCGCGCTGCGGAGGCGGCGGAACTTTGTCGTAGGCGCCAGCCAGCACAGAATCCGCAAAGCCCTCGCCGCAGAACTGCGGCAGCCCTACGGGGGTTTTGAAATACCGGCAGGCGGCCAGCCGCGGGATTGCCTCTAGGGCAATCCGCAGCCATTCCGCGCCAGCGGCCCCCACAAGCCTACTGGCGGCTTGTTTCGGCGCCCGGTTGCTTCGCCACGGTTCGCCAGCGCCAGCCCGCCACGCCTCACGCAAGGCCGTCCAGCGGGCATCGGCTGCCGCTGGTGGCTCTGGCTCTGGCTCCCCTTGCGAAGCCTCACGCGCGGTGGTGGTGGAACCACTCGTCTCGTCTCCTCTATCTCCTCTATTTAGTGTCGCAACACCGTTACGCTGCGTAACGGTCGCGTAACGGTCATGCGTTACGGAAGCGTTACTATGGGTTTCTTCGGGGATTTCTTCGCCTTTTGCCCGGTAGGCAGCCTGCCGGCGGGCATTTAATAGCCTAGCCTTCGCGGCTTTGCTAAACCGCTCATCCCACCCCGGTAGCCTAGCCTGCTCAGTCTCGTCTACGAACGTAATCCAGCCAACGGCCTCGACGGCGCGCCACCATGCGGCATCGCCACCGCAGACCATCGCTAGCAGATCGGGGGTAATCGACGCGGTTCCATCCTCGCTGTTGAGCGAGAACCAACCCCACAACTTCCAGAGCCGATAAACGGCCGTTTCCATCGAAACCCCGGTTCGCGTAACCAGACGCAAAACCTCCGGTTTCGACTCAAGCGATAGGTCGATCGCCACCCATTCACCGGCCATTGGCGCCCCCTTTCGGACTCTGCGGGAACGGCATCCAGTGCGTCACGTTTGCGGGGCCGCCGGCAACTCTCCATTGCCCGCCCCAAAACTCACCTACGTTGTGGTCTGCGCCATAGAAAAAACCTTTTGCACTCTCCCGCCACAGTTCGGGATCAAACGCGATAACGCATTTGCCGATTTCTGGCAAATAGTCATCAACGGAAATCCATTCGCCGGCCACGCTTCGTACCTCCTATCGTTTCAGTTCGAAAAACCATTCCGCATCCAAAACCCACGAATCAACCGCGTTCCCGCTGCCGTCGTTCGATCGCTGTTCGTAGGTATGCCGTTTGGCAACCCCGTGGCGGATCGCGCGTTGGATATCTGCCAGCGGGGCCACGCGGATCGTCTGGTAATCGCCGTAATCGATATCCACAACCAACACGATGAGAGGCCAGCGCTCCGCGTAGCGGTCAACGTCTTTCGCGTTGATCGTGAAGGCGCTCCGCGACGGGATGCCGTAGAGCGCGTCGGAAGCATGGAAGCGCGTGCGCCGCGTTTTCAGATCGCACGGGGCTACGAAGTATGCGTCGAATAGATACTTCGACTCATTCTTCGCAGGGTTCGAAAACACAGAGCAACCAGACGCAAACACGGGGCCGAGAAACGCAACCTCCGCGCGCTCCCCGAGTTTGCACCATGCGTCTTTGTTTTCGTTTCGCGGTCTGGCGTCCATGCCATTACCCCCGTTGCTGAATCCATTCGCGTTTGAACTGTTCCCACGGCACGGTAGCCCCGGCCGCCATCCACGCTATGAGCGCCTGCTCTACTAGCGGGTCGCTATTCTTTTCCTGCGATTGGCGCCGGGCGGCGAGCGATTCACGCTCCCGCCGGCGCCAATACTCCGCAGCGGTCAACCACCGTTCCATGACGATTCCCGCTGCGGCATTGCCTCGCGGATGCACTCAAGCGCGTAGGCGATACGCTCCAGCAACTTTGCAACCGTTGCGGCATCCGCCTGCGGCTGCGGGTCAGCCGGCGCGGCCTGCACTTCGGCAGACCACCGGCGCCGTTTGTCGATCACTAGAGCCGCCTGCGCGGCATTAACGTAAACCGGGCCGCACTTGTCGCGCGGTGTTCTCATTACCTTTACGGCATCGATGCTGCCGGTCTGGTATGCGTCCAAAAGCCATTCGTATTCATCGCTGCCGCGCGACCCCGATTGCCGCGCACCAAACGAAGCCAGCGGTACAAAGTTATCGGGGATGGTGCTGGCGTTCCCGGTTACCGTCTGTTTGCAACTCATTCGATTTCATTCCTTTCCGTTTGTTGAACTTCAATCACAACTCCACCGAACCGATAGGCATAAAGGGTCTGCCCGTTCCGCCGCTTAAAGTGCAACGTGTAGGCATAGAGCCGGCCACGATGCGGAACGCGGATATGCTTGGGAAACTTGTCGATGGCGTGGCCTTCGAAGGCGGCCCCGCAAGCGGGGCCGCCCCAAAAGGTTGCCGGCGGCAGCGGATTAGAATGGGATATCATCGGCGCCCCCTTGCGCGGCCTTCGCCGCCTTGTTGGTTTTCATGGGGGCAATCTTCGCGGCAGGCTTCGGCGCCGGGGCTGCCGCCGCTGGCTTCGCCGCTTCCGGCACGATCCAACGGCGAACGCTCGCGCGAGTCTCGCCGGCCTTCGGGCCGTTTTGGACGATGTATTGCGACGTTTCGACCGAGCATTCCCGGCCGATCAATGTCGTTTCGTCCCAATCAGCGCGGCCGCGTTCCGGCGGCGCCACGCCGCAAGCGCGGGCGATTACCGAAATACGATTGATTTGATTGCAGGGGACGGTGACGAAAACGCGCCTAACGTCAGCGCGTTCGCCGTTTTCCTCGCAATCCAACCAAATCGAAAGACAGTCACCGCTAGGGTTATCTGGCGACACGCGCCAGCCGCTTTCCACGGTGACGCGATCAATCTTGCCGCAATGGATTCCCTCCGAAAGCGGCTCCCGCGATGGCGGGGCCGCGGATTCGGTCAACTGATCCGCCGGAAACTGATCCCAATCGATATTCATGTTTGCACCTCTGGCGTATGCGTTCCATCACTCCCAACGCGAACCACTCGCGCCGATTCCAAATCCGCTTTGTCCTGTTGCCCTGCCGCGTGGCCTAGCGCGTATGCCATGCCAAGCGCGGTAACTCCGCTGATCGCGTTTTCCTCAACCATGCGGGTTAGTTCCCCGATCGACCGCGGCCCCTTGTGGTCGCCGTCTAGGTATGCTGCCGTCATGCCGTCACCATTCCGGCGATTTCATTTCGCCGCCTTTCGATAGCGCCTTCGATCGTCACCGCTTCCGCCGCGGTCAGTTCGCCGGCATCACGCTTGCCGGCGACCTTCGGCGCGAGCCGATCCAACTGGGATTCGGTCGCAACTGCGATCCGCTCTAGGGTTGCCGCGAGAGAATCAGACGGCGTGGCAACCGGCTGGCCGGCAGCCTCAAACACGGGCGCGAGCGATTCAACGGCCATCGGCATTTCCGCCGGCAGCCCGTATCGGTTTTTGGCGTCGTAGGCCGCGGAGCGTTCCGAAAACATGATTCGTTCCCGGCCGCCCAAACCTTTTTTCTTGCCGTCGCCGCCTTCGATTAGCCGCATTTTGTAGGTACAGAAAAGCAATAGGTCTGCCCATTCCTTGAATAGCGGCGCGGTTTGCCTCACAAGTTTCAGTTCGTACCGATCAAACCCGTCTGATTGATCCGGTGGCGAAACGCGCTTGACGGCAGCGTGCGCGATGAAAGCAACATTCAGCCCGCGGGCTATCAACTGATCCGCGAGCGCGAGGAATCGCGAAGTTCGTTCCGCGACGGCCACATAACCCTTGCCAAATCCAAAATCCTCAATCGATTTTTTTCCGGCATCGGCGGCAACGCGGTCGATTAAGGATCGTTCCGCAGAGTCGATCGTATCGATAACAATCGTTTCGAATCCTTCGGCATCGCGAACTAAATCATTCATGGCGGCGACAAGCGCCATGAAATCGGGGCAATGAATGCGCGCGACGTTTAGTCGTTTGCTGCCGCCCTCAGTGTCGAGAATCAACGCGCCGGGGAACTGCGCCGCCAGCGTTGTTTTTCCCACGCCTTCCGTTCCGTAGGCAACGATTCGGGCCGCTGCCTTTTGAACTCCGCGGATTATCTGCAAGCCCATTTCAAGCATCCTTTCCTGTAGTGGAATCAACCGAACCATCTAGAACCGTGTTCCGTTCGTCGCGTTGCATTGCGCGATAGACCTCGCGCCGGTAGATGCGGACGCTGGCCGGCGCATCAACGCCGATGCGCACCGTGTCGCCGTCGATATCCATAACGACGATTTCGATATCCAGCGCGGGAATAACGATGCAATCCCCGGCCTTCCTTCGCAGCCAAAGCATTTTCCGATTCCTTTCGTGAGGCGGGCGGCATTCCTTCGCCGCCCGCCGGCTAGCATCCCTGCCGCCGTTGGCGATCCATCGGCGGCGCGATATCCGTATCGCCCGCAACGAACAAACTTTGAAAACGCTCGACGCGAAGCGCGAGCGCGGCAACCTTTTCGGGGCTGCCGGGGGCCGCGGCCACGGGCGCCGCATCGTCCATATCCGTTTCGATTTGCAGGCGAACGGCTTCCAGTTCGCCGGCCGCAAAGCCGATCGCGTCTAGCAATATGGTTCGGTCGCCGGCCAGCGCCCGCGCCCGCCATTGATCGCCGGCGATCACGTTTGCCCGCGCCTCGCCGTATAGGCGAACCACGTTGCACAAGTGAGCGTGTACGCGGGTGACGCGGCGCAGCCAGCGCGAGAGTCGAGGCGGCAGGCCAGCGGCAAGCCGCGTTCGCCGGCTTACCGATTTAGCGTTGCCGCTGCTTTCCAATCTGCTTTCGTCCAGCCCGCGCGAATCCTCGCGCATTCCTCCGCGATCATTTCCGGCGTTGGCGTCCATTCTGGACGCTGCCCCCACTTTGCGATTTCGCGTACCTCGCGCTCGTGGATTCTTAGATGCTTCGCTACCTGTGCGGCCGTTACGCCCCCGGTTAGCCATTTGCGGATTCGCTTTCGCAGCATTGCAAACGATTCCATCGCGATCCCCATTCCCCGGCCATAGCCGCAGTTGCGTTGCCATGTTCCGGGTTCCTTGATTTCGTCCCACGCGGTTTGCCGCGCACAAGACGGGCCGCCGTGGCTCGTCGTGGGGGGATATTAGGCGGGCCGTATTTCCTTCGTCAAGGGGAGTTTTTCGGCGTTCCTAATAACCGAAACCTAGGGAAAGGGCGAAGAATATGCAGCCTTTCGCGCGGGTGATTGCGGGTGATTGCGTAGATGGAATGGCAACGCTGCCGGATGCCGTGGCGCATTGCGTCATCACTTCGCCGCCCTACTGGAACCTCCGCGACTACGGCCACGCGGGACAGATCGGCCTAGAGCGATCCGCGGCCGATTACGTCGCGCGAATGGTTGAGGTTTTTGCGGAGGTTCGCCGCATTCTGCGCGAGGATGGAACCCTATGGCTCAACCTAGGCGACTCCTACCACCGCGGGCAGTTGGCGGGCATCCCGTGGCGCGTGGCGTTCGCGTTGCAGGAAAGCGGCTGGCGGCTGCGGCAGGAAATCATTTGGCATAAGCCAAACCCAATGCCGGAAAGCATTCGCAATCGTTGCACGAAGGCGCACGAAACTGTTTTCCTTTTCGCCAAAAGCGATTCGTATTTTTACGATGCGGATGCGGTCAAGGAAAAAAGCGTTGGCGTTTGGAACTCTAAAAATGGTTTCGGTGGAACGGATAAAAAATCTGCCGGCGATCCGCGATTGCGGACGCAAGGGCATGGAACGTTTCACGCTGACGAAGAAAAAACCGGCCGCAACCGCCGATCAGTCTGGACGATTCCCACGCGGCCATACCGCGGCGCTCACTTTGCCGTGATGCCGCCGGCATTGGTCGCGCCGTGCATCCTCGCCGGCACAAGCGCGGAGGGTTGTTGCGGCGAGTGCGGAGCGCCCGTCGAAAGGATTCTCAAGCGCAATCGCAAACCCACGCGGCCGGGGGCCGACACGAAAACCACCGGCAACGCGGCGCGAGAGGGCAACCGCGATCCGCTTCGGCATATCACGACAACGGAAACGATCGGATGGAAAGCCGGTTGCGAATGCAACGCCTCGCGCGTGCCGTGTACCATTTTTGATCCATTCGCCGGCAGCGGCACAACCCTGGCCGTCGCGATTGCCAACGGACGCAACGGCATTGGGTGCGAACTCAACCGCGACTATATCGCGCTAGCCGAAACGCGGATTGCTGACGCTATGCCGACCGCGAAGCCGGCGACCGCGCGAGCAACCGCGTAACCGGGCAACCGATCGCGGCAGCGATTGCCACAAGCGTCGAGGTTTTGGGGTCGCGTATCTTCCCCGTGCAAATCATATGAAGCGTGACGGTTGAAAGCCCCGCCGCAGCCGCAACACCGTTGCGCGTCATGCCGCGGCGCTTGGCTGCCGCTTCAATCCGTTGACCTAGTGGCGATACGGAAAGTGTCCGGGGGCGGCCCCCGGCGTGTTTGGTGGGTTCCATACTGGCGCGTCCCTGCGGTTTGCACGCCCCCGCGCCGCCGCTCTACACTAGAGCGACGGCCGAAGGCGAGTACACCCCACTGGATTCGAACCAGTAACCTTCGGTTCCGTAGACCGATGCGGCATCGCGGACACGATCCGCGATAGAGAAAATATATCAATGGCGCAACTTTCGCGGCCAACTTTTCCGATCACTTCGAAAAGCACCAC